GGCAAAGATACTTACCTAGCGCGTACCGAGATTGTCTCGAATCATCCGTCGGCCATGCATGGCCTTGTGTCCGATACTCGGGTGCAATGACGCGAGCTGAGACGCTACGTCTAGGACTTTGCTAAGCCGCCCGGTGTGGGGGTCAGCAGCCTTCGAAGAGGTCACAATCACGTCAGTTGACGCATAAGGAATGGGTTTCTCTGCACTCGAACCGATCGTATCCAGGGGCCAGCGAGTGTAATACTGGCCGGTCGCCTTTACGACGAAAGGTTGCGGGGTCGTCACCGTCTCGAAAACGACGGCGAGCGTGGACATCGGATGGTGACCGTCCGGACCCGTCAGACCCGACCAAGTAGCCAGGTGCTGGAGAAATTCCGTATCGGTATCACCACCGTTCCAGAGGCGAAAGTCTTTGTAATCGGTTGGGTTCGCCGGCAGACAAGAAAACGTTCGAGCTGTCGCGAAATGAGCCGCGTTGTAGAGTTTCACGTCGTCATGCGCTAGAATCCGGTCCATCCAAGCACCGACTTGAAGGCCAGTGAGATCGACAGGAGCAGCCGGGAGCGCAAAGCGCGCGTCCACCTGGAGTACGTAGACAGCGCCCTGCAGATCCTGCTGCGGAGACATATTGCATAACTCGAAGCCAGCTCTCATGGCCCTGCCTGTGGTGGGCCCACCCGAAGTATGCCCGGTTTCGAGCAAAGGGATGGACCGCACAGACATGGCTGGAGTGGTGGCATCGTCAATGACCATTGCAACAGAGCCAGACTGCCCGGTGTTCGTAACCAACAGAAGCTGGCGGCGAGTTACCGAGGAAGAAAGACTGAAGCGAACAGAGCCGTCGATGGCAAATGCAGATCCCGACATATCGTCAACCGGAATCGGCTGGTGAGAGTGGGGAGAGAAATCCAATAGGCTCCGAACTGGTCGAGGAACCGTCGATGCAGCATTCAATCTGCGTCGAGGCGCCCGAGAAGCAATCGGCTTGGAGGGCCGGGGCTTCGGTTTGGCTTTGGCGGAAGGCGGCATTCAAGAAATTGCCCGTCGTGGAAGCGGTGCTCAAAGAGAGCGAAAGAGGGTGCGAGACTACTGCCCAGAACGCTGGGGCTAACTGCTCACGAAAGTGTAGGGGCCAAATTTATCCCTGTTCTTGGCGCCGGGCGACCAGCATGCTACGGACTTCTAGCATCACTCGACGTCCACATCGAGCATGGGCACATCGGTGTTCCAACCGAGGCCCCGGCAGTAGGCCAGGAGAACAGCAGTGTCCTCTGGACTATGGCGGACGGCGAAGAGTGCCCCACCCACCGCGTCGGGGGAAGGCGGCTTGCCCTCGACCCTGCGGAGGTCGAGATGAGCCAGGAGCTTGTCGAAGTTCAGGAAGCGGCCCGTCCACTCGCGAGAGCCGTCGGGCTTCACGATAGACGTGTACCGATGCGAAGTCATATCGATAGGTCCACCCGGGGGGCAGAGCTTTGCGACACCATTCATGATGGCACCGGTCTTAGCGAACTCTACGGCGTCGATTTCTCCCTGCCGGACCAGATCGTCTCCCACCGAGGAGCCCTTGATGGCACCGCAAATGATGGCGAGAAAAGTTCTGATCGAAGAGTTCTGGGCACTTGTGCTCATGATCCCAGACGCCGTGATACCATACCACAGGATCTCAACCAATTGATTCCCGATCACACACAAGTGACAGGAATTGCACATTGCCTCCTGAATGAGAAAATCATTGAGCCAATCGGGACCCTCCATCTGGCGGATCCGCTTCTCAGCGTCGAAAATGATAGCGTCACGAGGCACAGACATGTCCCAGCCACGAGCATCCTCGTCATAGAGGTTCGTGGTGCAGTCTTCCGACAGGGACTCAAACATCCTGCCCATGCGGGCAGTGCCTTCATCGTGATGACCCATCCCCACAGCCTGGCAATTCAGTGTCTCGGCAGCGTATGCCTTGATGTCCGATTTGTTGGTCCCGACGTGGATGATGGCCTGGGTGACAGAGTCTAGGATGGAAACCACCCAGATGATCCGCCACCGCTTGGTCTTGATCTTCTCCTCCGAGTGGGCTTCCGACTTGACGGTAAGCACTCTCGGGTCTGAGCACCCGGAC